GTTGTATAGGAAGGCATGTTAGGATCAACATAACCTTTAGGCCACAACTCAGACTCAAAAAAATAATCTTTTGTTGTTTTAAAACCACACAACCATAGATGTTGGGGGTCTGTATATTTTCCCCCGCTATCCCTATCCCCATACTGCAAGCTTAGAAATGCATAAGCATCTGGTCTTTGGTGTTTACTATACACCGCTACCTGTACTATGTAATCGGGTCTTGGCTTGACAGCCCTCTGTTTTGTTTTCACCTCCAGTTTCTTTCCGTCCACCACCATGTCGTAGTCTTTGTTGTCAGCTATGTCAGTCCCAAGATATTTAGACAAGGCAAGCTCCCCCAACCTGCCTGCAAAAGATCCCATTACCTGAGCCTTACCGTTGAGTATGTTGTGGTGGAATTTCTTCACATGATTCTTAGACCACTCCATAGCAGTATCCATCATCTCTTCATCAAATTCTAATTCCCTCATAAGCTACCTCAACTCTTTAAGTTTTCTATGGAGGTGCAACGCGCACCTAAATGTCAGGAAGTTCTCTTCTGTATCCACCGACCGCACAGACTGAAACTTCCCGGTCTTCTTATCACACCTCAAAATGTATGTTGCTTCCACAGGCCGTCCAATCATATCTTCTACGGCCTTAGCGTAAGCGGCTACCTGAAGGTGATACTCCGGGTAAACCCTCTTTGACGTTTTCCAATCAATAACCGAATACTCACCGTTAATGGTAGCGATTGCGTCAGCCGTACCCGCATACCTGTAATCACGATGGTATAGCTTCTGCTCAACCGCATGCCACTCCACTTCATTCTCCTGTAACCAAGACTGAAACGCCTTGATAGCAGTCTGAGCCTCCTTTTGTTTAGGCATCTTAGGCTCCTTACCCCCCACAAGATGAAACCGTATTGCCTTCTCAACCCATTCATGTGTTATTGTTCCTATGTTTAGTGCGTCAGTTGAGGTGCTTTTGTATGCTGTCTTCACCCCGTTAGTAAGAAAATCAATTCCCGCAGTCTTGGTAATATTTTTAGCCAGCCACTCAACACCTTCCTTCAAAGCCCACGGTATGAGAGCAGGCTTAGAGATAATGCCGCAAGCCTGAGTGACAGACGGCACGATCTCCTTCCCCACCATATAAGAGTGGTAGGCTTCAGCGAACTGAAGCTCCACCTTCCCCCCATCGTGATAGTTAATAATCAAAACGGTATGTCTGTGGCCTCAACAGCAGGCTTAGTAGACCCGTTCCCGCTTTTGTATGGCTCTTGCAACTTGCCAGACAAATATCGATTACCTTTTTTAGAGACATTATCCCATATCGATATAGAGATTTCCTCACCATGCCACAAAGCAGTTCCCGTAAAATCGGGACGCTTCTCATTTCCATCCTTGTCGTTTGTAAATAATACAATCGAATCATCTTTCATGTCCATTTTAGTTTCCTCTTAGTTTCATTTAATGTTACCCTACCATACGTTGATTAGCCTGTTCAGTGCGCCACACTTCTATCCTTAGCTCATTCTGTTTCAGCTTCCACCGTAATTCTTCCTCTGCCTCAATCGCTATACCAATAGCTTTGTTGGCCTGTTCCATTTCCGGCTGAATGTTTACCCAATGTTCCTTATCAGCCACCGTTTTACCAAACGCCCTGCCATACAGTATTGACCTCTGTGTTTTCTTAAACTCCTGTACTTGAAATGAGTTTGCCTTAGCCTCTGCATACTTGGGCGCAAGCTCTTCTATATTATCTAACCAAACTTCTGTACTCTTCTTCATATTTTAAACCATATCACCTCATCTTTAAACGCTTTGTCAATTGTTTTCAGTATCCAATAGGCCTGCAGGTCAAGTAGCTCAGTGCTACCGTTGTGCAAATCCATATGGTGCTTGTAACACAAAGGCATAACAAGATAATCGTTTGCCTTTCTAGCGGTACTACCAGACAAGGGATTGCACCTTCCCCTTAAATGGTGAGCAATCACAGTGTCATCTTCAATACCACACTCAATACAAGGGAGTGATGCCACCCACTCCCTGTATTTTTTACTCTCTATTTTTGGTTCCTTTGCAAGCATCACCCTTCACCGTATTTTTTTCTAAATTCAGACATCTGATGCTCTATTAACAGATTAGCATACTCAGCGATTTTACGCAAGTCATCTACCGGAGTTCCTTTCTTATTCCACCGGCTTGCATATTTAACTATGTTTCCACTACAAAAATCCAGTTCATTAGCCATAATATATTCTATTGGCGTAATCTTCATTGAGTTGTAGTAATCAGGTTTCATATTCCGCACACTCCTGCATATTAGTATATTTTTTGACCATTGATTTCATTCTAAATACTCCATTGCTGATTGTAAATTTTTCTTACTATCTTTAAAATTACCTAACCCTTTATTGCAACTACCACAAAGAAGTCCACGAACCTTTCCAGAGTCATGGCAATGATCGATATTTGGGGCATATTTCCTTTCTTTCATTTCAAGCAATCCACTCATAAATTCCATATCACATATCTTGCACTTGTTTTCTTGCTCATCGCACATCCTTTCAAAATCTTCCTTCTCTAGTCCGTAGATCCTCTTAACTTTAGACCATTTGTGCTTCTCCCTGTACTGTGTATTATTCCAGTATATTTTATTCCAGTAGCCAGACTCAGTTCGTTCTCTTTCCCTCTTAATAACATCGGGTCTTTTCCGATATTCCTTATCGTACTTTGACTTGTCCTCCTTATTTTTATATGGCATTATTATACCCCGCAGACCCCACTTAAACATTGTTCTTCACTGTTGTCCTCAAATACCACTCCACGCTTACTGTGAGCCTCCTCATAAGGCACAGAGGCTATAGGCTGACCACCCCTACTACCGTCTGGGTATACCGTAAGACCGCGCAGACCGGAAGCATACTTGCGAACAATTTTTGCAAAGTCATCCACCCTTTCTTCATGATTAAACTCAGTTCCCCAAGCCGGAAGATTTATAGTAGAGCTGATAGCATGATCCACATATTTCTGAAGTTCATACTGAAACTTTATTCTTCTCTCAAAATCTTCAGCTAAGTCTACCGCCGACTCTATAGAATCGGGACTGATTCCCTCTTTAATAAGCTGTTCGGCTGTACCGTCAACGACAAATTGATACTTCCATCTGGTTCCTTCTGTAAGGTAACGCCTGCGGTATGCGACCGCATAGATAGGCTCAACTCCGCTAGTTGTTCCAGACAAGATGCTAATTGTTCCAGTAGGTGCGATGGCTCTGTAGCCCTTAGGTCTGTTAAGAAAAAGTCTGTCACAATGCTCATTTGCGGAGCGTGTACTTTCTGATTCATATATTTTCATCCATTGTTTAAGTTCATCATTAAATTCATACCTATATTTGCGTTTAAGTAACCACTCATGCATTCCCATGAGTCCAAGACCAATGCGACTGTTCTGTTGCCTGACCTTCTCAACCTTGTCATAAGGTAGGTGCGCTCTAATTAAACCACACACAAGAAACTTTGAGGCAAGACCCACTACATCCTTGAACTCCTCAATGTTTTCAATGTTAGCTAGGTTTACAGACCCTAAATTGCATACATCACTATCATCCTCTGATGTGATCTCAGTACATGCATTACGTAAGGTTTCATTCTGCTTCTCACCAAAGTTAAAAGAGAATCCCGGCTCACCAGTCATCATAGCCTGCCTACAGTTCTCTCTAAAAACCCCTGAAACACCATTTTTTAACCATGCGTCATCATAGTTAAGGCTGACATTCATCATGTCCAACGGAGCCGGATAGTTGAAGTTCAACTTCTTCATGTCCGCTATAGAATATTCTTGTTGATTGCCTAGTCTAATATCATGCCAGTTCTTAGCCTTCAACAAAGCTCCTGCATCTTCATGCGCCCAATTAAGAGATCCATACAGTGCTGACCTACGGCTACCACCCTGCATTACGTTCCTTCCTACCTCATTCAGTGTATAAAGCAACGGAATTGGGCCGGAGGCCACACCACCAGTACGCCGTAATTGACGACCAGAGGGGCGGCAGATCGATACGTCCACGCCTATTCCACCGCCGGTCATCAGACACGACATAGCCCTCTGAGTAACACCAGCCCACTCTTCCCGACTATCATCCTCCAATCTCAATAGATAGCAGTTGTTAAAAAACCTAGCATCACGCCC